TGGATCTGGACCACCTGTAGGACTTGCTGGAGTTTCCATATCATCCCTTCTTGTTCTTCTTGCTTGATTTCTTAAAGCATCTATTGCATTCTTATACTGTCCTTCCCATAATGAAACAGTATTCCAACTTTTCATATAAACATATGCCTCAATCATACAAGCATTAAATAAGGCATTATAACAAAACTCACTAAAATAATTTGTAGTAGTTGCACTTGTACCTGTAGCACTTGATAAGGCTAAAGGTTTTTTGGTATATTGTACTTCACCTGTTAATGTTGATGCAGGAGTAGGTACTATATAAATTGATGTGTTATTTTTTCTTGAATAATATCTAGGTGTACCTGTTGAGGCACTTGCATATCCCCAATAATCTATAGCATATTCGTAAGGTCTTTGTAATAAAGGTGTTATATTAGAAGATACACTTGTTTTATAATTTACATTACGTACAACTAATGTTCCAGCAGGTAAACTTACTACTGGATCTGAAGCTGTAAATGTAAATGAAGAATAATAATCAAGTCCTGAATCATCTAATTCTTTTATAAGACGATCTTCAGCTCGATTAACAAAATAAGAAATTTGATCTGAAAATTCTGTTGAATCATTTTCTGCTGTATTTATAATATCAGTTTTAAGATAAGCATAAGTAGACATATAATTATCCTACTATTAAAGTTATACCTGCACCATCTGCTGGCATTGATGCACTTATTGTACCATCAAATTGTACACCTAGTTCTCCTATATAAATATCTGCTCCATTACTAGCTGCAACTTGAAATTTAATTTGACTTCCGTTTGAATCTTGTAAATCAAATGTACCTGCTGCTGTGGATTCAGCATGGATTGCTATAACACGACTTCTTCCTGGATTTGCATAAACAACTCCACTTGCTGATTTATAATATGCTTTTAAATTTCCTGCCATTTTATTTCCTTCTTAAAATCTGAAGAGGTGGAATAACTCTCACCTCTCCAGAATTATTAGTATTAGGTACCAGCATTCCCATACCAGCCTCTCCAATCAGAAACACCGAAAGAATATCTTTCACGTGCTTTAAATCGAAGATTGCCAGTATCAAAATCTGGTTCCATTTTAGTTTGTAAAGGTGTTCTAATGAACATTTTAGTACCATTTGGAACATCAGTTTTTATGAACCATGCATCACCATCTGTGAAACGTCTGTTTACATAAAAACCATTAGGAACCATACCCATATGACGAGTTGGGTTGATATCATTATCAGCACTACTAGCTTTACCAGGAGTGTTTAATGTGACATCAGCTAAGTTCCAAGAATCAACAGGAACATGCAATGACATAGCACTAGCTCCTACTAAAATACCTCGATCATCTTTAGTCTTTTGAATTTGAGTTAAAGAAGTTTCAAGAGTACTTTGAGCAAGGTCTGCTGCTGTACCATCATTTGCATAGTTACTTTGTGTTCCAGTAACTACTGTTGGGTGAGTTGTTGCAATAAATGCAACCCCATCACCTATTGCATAAGCACCAGCAGTAAAAGCATTATTAAATACATCAGCAGCTTTTACTTGCTTAGTATTTGCCATTGCTCTTGCTAGACCTTTTGCACGTAACTTAGAGAAAGTATCATAGAGGTTATCCTCCATAGCTTCCTCAGTTATTGCAAAAGCTAATGCAATTGTTTCGTTAGTATAACGAGCAGTATAAGATTCTGTCGCATCATCATAACTAACTGCAGCACCTTCATTTTTAGTAGGTGCTGTTCCAAAACCTGTGAAGAGAACTTCCTCTTCAAAGGCACGATCTGAGTTCTCTACATCATATAGAGGCTCGTGTTCATTATTTACATCTCCGTACTCCAATCCGAAAACTGCATTCAGTCCAGGAAGGAGTTCTTTACTAATACTAGCTCTATTTATAGCCATTTATTATTCCTTTCTAGCTTATACAGATGTTGAAACAGCAGCTTTAACAAAATTACTTCTGTGTCCAGCGAGCCAAACTTCAACAATTGGATATTGGTCAAGAGAACTTACATTTCCACCTACTGATGCACCATCATACATTTTACGTCCAACGATACGTGCATGACCTGAAGCGACATCTGCTCCTATTGGAGCTGATTCTAAGTGATACCTAGACTGTCCAGTAGTAGTTGATCCAACTGAAGTATTGGTAACTGAACAAGTATAATTTAATACTTTTCCTAATTCACCATCAGATAAAGTTGCATTCGCTTGAATGTGATATGTTTGTGCAGGATCAGTAATGACATGTAATTTAACATCAGACGCAGATGTTGCTCCTGTCCAATGACGAGAGAATTTTGGTTCTCCGTCTTCTACATAAGTACATCCTTGGAAAACACCTGAAGGTTTCAATGTAGTTGCTGCAGAGGTTTTTATTGTACCTGCTGCTTTTATAACAATCATATCACCAGTATAGATATTTTCAGGAAGTAATGCTGTTATAGCATATGCAGAACTGGAAACAGGTTGAACAAGTTGTCCAAATGCTTCTGTATTTGCCTGACCATCTCTTTTTCGAACTGGAAGAAAACCAAATGGATTATAACTTGTAGCCATTGAATTTCTCCTAAGTTTGAAGATTAAAAAAATGTAAAAGGCTTATTCCTGAAATTGAGGAGTTCTTCCTTTTACAACTGTAGATTTAGAGTTATTACTAATCGGCATACGAGAATTAGAAGACTTCATTAATTGTGAATTAACTGCTTCCATCTGATCTGCTGATTTTTTTCTATAATAAACTCTTTTAGCCTCTAGCTTTTTCGTAGGTATTTTACCTAACGCTACATCTCCACGACTGATGACTCCAGCATAGCGACCATCCTTCTTTACGAAAGAAGTTGTACTCATTTCAGGTACTTCTTCAGGAGTAACAAATTGCCAACCTTGATTTAATTTCTTACCAACATTCATGTAATCATCTTTACCTTTCATATCAGTACGTAACCAACCAAGTGTTAAACCCTCATTTGCAAATCGCTGTTTTATATGTTCAGGAATTGCAGTTGCATTGGGTTCTGTATAGGTATAATCTGTTTCTTCTCTAGTTTCAGTTTCTCTGTTTTTAGTACTACGTGTATTTAATCGTGTCATTTTATCCTCCACGTTTCATATTAACTGTTGTATATTCACCTTCAGCTTTATCTGTTTTAAGCTTTTCGGCTGCATACTGTTCAAGTGGTATATTCCATTTATTAGCTAATCTTATATCTGATTGAGATAATTTTACCTTTTTAGAATTAGGAGAGGAACGTGAACCTCCTGCTACAACTTGAGATGGTGTTGACGAACCATCTTTACGAATTTTTTCTTCAACAACAGTTCCTTCAGTAAACTTCTGAGGAAAAGCTGTTTTAAGTCTATTATCAATTTCCTTATAAAAATCTGGATCTTCAGGTGTATAACCTTCAGTTTTTAATTCAGCATCAATTGCAAGAGCTGATGCTGTCATTATATTATCTTTTCCAAACCATGTATTCTTTGATGCCCAATCTTGTGCTCTTGGATCTGGAGTAGGTTGTTGTATCTGTTGAGAAGCTGCTTGAGCTTCTGGTTGTCCAGTAGCTACTTCTGGAAATTGTTCTCTAGTATAATGTAAACTTTTTAAATCTGCTTGAGCATCATTTAAAATTTCTTGAGCTTGTAAAACTTTTTGAGAATCACCTTCTTCGTGAGCACTTTTATAAGCATTACGTGCAAGTTCTAATTTATCAGTTAATTGTTTTTCCGAAGCATCTAAATTTAATTTACTAACTTTAGTAAAATCATTTCTTTGTTTAGTCGTTTGATTATGTAATGTTTCATTAGCTTGAATTAATTTTTGAATTTGCTCATCTCGTTCTTTTCTTTGACGAATAAGTTGTTTAATTCTTTTCTGAGCACCTTTTGTTTCAATTCCTTCTAATTCTTCAGGAACATCTTCTTTTATTTCTGGTTCTTTTTCTTTTACTTCTTGTTCTTTAGAAGCTTGAACTTCTTCTGTTTCTTCGCCCTCTACTTCATATTGAACCTTTTCTTCTTTTTCTTTTTCTGGAACTTCTACTTTATTCCATTCTTCTTTATTTGCCATGTTTACCTCCGTTGTATACGACACAAACGCATTACGTATTATAGTTATTACTTATATTATACCATACTTTTTCCTATAATGCAAGTTTAAAATGAACCTTTTGTTAAATTAAATGTAGGATCTAAATCTGTAGGATCTTCAACTTTCATAATTACTTGATCATCAAATAATAATAAAAGTCTTATTCCTTTATAAAACAACTTCTGTCCAACATGTTTACCATAGGCAATATAATCTGTTTCTTGACACCAAGGACCTTCTGGAAATTTATCTTGATCTTTATAAGCTAACTTACCAAGTCTTAATACTCTTCCAACTGTTGTTAAATATGATATATCTTCTCTTGTTGAATCAGGTAGTAATATACCACCTTTTGTTTCACCTTTAATACTTATAGGTCTTACAAGAATATGATAACCTGGTAGTTCTGGTAGAACTATAGGATCATTTTTATCATCATCTGTAATCCATAAGTCATTCTTTATACTTTTTCCTAAAGCTACTTGTTGCATTATTCATCATCCCCATCATTATAAGTTCGTTTTTTTATTATATCATTTAATCTTTGTCTAGACCATTCTATACCATAAATAGATCCAACAACTTGTCTATAGTGAGAATAATCTTCAGCCAATCCTGACCCAAGTTCATTTTTTAATTTTTGAATCTCATCACTATAGGCTTTTACTACTTCATCCCAAATATCCATATAGTAAATCCTTTAAAATAATATTGGGCAGTAAATAAATACCACCCAATATTGGTTATTAATTTTAACTATCTGTAAATGGTGTTGCTAAAGTTCCATCACCCATGAGCCATGCTTGAACCCACCAAGTAGTAGTATTTACTCCTAAGAGTTTAATATAACCACCTGTTAGCCATCCTTGTTCTACTTGTCCTAGATCAATAACATCATTAGATGATGCAGGATGGAAGTTATCTGTTTCACCAATTTCACCTGTATCAAATAAAAATGCAGTTCCTAAGAAACCATCAGTACCATCAGTAGTTGCTGTCTTAATTTGACCTGCACCTGTAAAAGTTGTTTCTACGAGAAAGGTATATTCAATACCTGCTGCAGGTGTTGGTAATGTTACAACAATACCTCCTGCTCTATTAAAACCATAAATAGTACCAGAATCAGCAGAAGTTATTGTTTTAGTAGCATCTGTAATTGATTCATAATCAGATAAAATATTTGCTGCACCAGTAAGTTTTAGAGTACCAGTACCAGATACATTACCACTACTATCAACAGTATAATTATCTGTAGCAGCACCTGTAGTTGAGCTTATACTAATCTGTTTAAACCCATTTTCAGAACGTACTGCTCCATTAAAAGTTGTGTTTGCCATAATTTTTCTCCTTCAGAAAAAAATAAACTTATTGTCTTGGCTTGTCTGCTAGGGCAGTCAATAAGCTATAAAAATATCCCTAGTTATAAAAATTTATTTTGGATAATTCGTTAAAGATTCTGGATCTTCTCTTAAAACTCTACCTCTTCTACCCATTCCAGTAGCACCATCACTATCAGATTTTTTTACAAAATCTCCAAAAGTATCTCTACCATTAGGAACATGATCATTTATACCAAACTTATTTTTAGCATTATTATCCGTAACATGAACAGAACCTTTTTGTAATTTAGTTGATCCTGCACTATCATTGGGATAATGTACTCCTCCATATTTAGGCATCTTTATCCTCCTTTTCAGTTATTTTAGTCATTGATTCCATTAACTTTAATGTTAATTGTTTATCATCTTTTTCAGCAGTTTGTTCAAGTTTTTCTCCACTTTCTAAAGTTTTTAAACTCATTTGCTGTCCTTTTAATTCTATCTCAGCTTGTTTAGCTGCTGTTTCATTTAAAAGTTTTTGTTGTTCTAATTGAATCTTTTCTTCTTCTATAGCCATCTTAGCCATTACATCTAATTGTTTTAATGCTTCTCGACTTGTTCTATCATCAAAAGCTTTTTGTGCTTTAACTGCAGTACTTACTCCAGCTTGTTGAGCATCAATCATTTGTTGTTGACGTTTAAGTTCAAGCTCTTGCATATCTAAAGCCATTTCAGCATTATCTTTTACAGCATCAAGTTTTAATTTATCTTTTTCAACTTCTACTCTCGCTTGTTCAAGTGCAACCATTTGTTGTTCAGGTGATTGAGCTTGACCCATTGCCATATTAGCATTAAGAACATCTTTAGCAGCAGCAGCCATTACAGCTTCTATACCTGATGGAGTACGTTGTTCTGGTGGTAATTGTTCTACCATTACCCCAGTTACTCCACCCATTTGTTCTTGATATTTCATTACAGAATGTTCTTGTACATTTGCTTCTAGAACTGGACGTAATCTTTGCATAACTGGATTAGCACCATTCATGGGATCTTGAAGATATGACATCTTTACTTGTATATGAGCATCATGATTCTGTCCTGGAAATGCTGCAATAGGAATTCCTTTTGTTGCTGCTGTAATATCTGATACAGGGTCCATTGGTTGTGCTTGTGGTTCAGGTGGTAAAATCTCTTCCAGATTTGGCATATTAGAAGCATTAAGAATTGTTCTATTTAAAGCTTCAAGATTAAACATTCCTGGTGGCGATTGTTGTGCCATCTGTAAAGCCATATTTGCTAACATCATTCTATGAGCATTGCTTGGTATATTTGGATCACTTACAGGTACAACATCTATAGCTCCATCAAAATCTTTTTTGAAAATACTTCGACTTTCATTTGGAACATCATATGGATATTCAACTGGTAAATAATCATAATCTACTTCTGCAATAATTTTAAATTCATTTCTTTGAGCTTTGTGAAGACGTTTATGAATTCCTGAAAAAAACTTACTGGAAGCTTCAAGTAAAGCCATAGTAGTTCCAACAGGTCCATAGGAGGCAGCATCAGAAACTATTTGTTCTGTGCTGTCTGCAAACTTCTGTCCAGCAGTAGTTACAAATTGTAGCATCTGGTATAGAGTTGAGGAAGGCTCTTTATATGGGAGTGGTATAATAGCCTTTGAGAGATCTATACCTGTAGCTTCAACCTCCTTGAACTCACCTGGAGCAATAGGATCGTTATCACCGACCATTCTTACTCCTTTAGCCTTAAACCCTCCTGGTAAATTAGCAAACTGTCCAGCATCTACTAAATTACGCATTGCAGCAGTTGCTGTCATAGTTAGATTACCAAGGAAATGTATAAGACCAAGCCCATAAAACCCAAATCCTGGAACGAATCTATAATGAACAAAATGAATTCGTTTTTCTTTTTTAGGATCATTAGGTTTATAATTTCTACGAATACTTAATATCTGTCTTGAGTCTTGTTCAACTGTTATAATATAAGGAGCATATTCTCCTTCTTCTGTTTCAGAATCAGGAAGATCAAGATGTACATGTTGTTCTAATAAAACATATTGTGGATCTGAATCGGCTGTGGGAGATAAACCAAGTATTGTATCCATTTTAGATGCAAAAGCTGTTGGTGTTGGATTACTTGCTTCTGGTAATTCTATATCAGAATATATACCAGCATCAATATCATATTGCATATCAATAGGATTTTTATATATTATATGTGTATATCTATCAGCTTTACGTAAATCTGAAGCATAATAAGAAACATAAAATTGATCTATAGGAACAAATTCAGCTACAGGTCTTTCTAAGTTTGCATCATAATATACTTTTTTAAAGGCAGAACCTATTAATGGTAAATGAAAAAGCATTCTTTCAAATTCATCAAAGTATTCTGGCATCTGTTCAGTTAATTGATAGTTCATAAAGTTTTGAACACGATTAGCTTGTGCTTGTTTTTGAACAGATTGTTTACCTAGAATTTGTGCTTTTACTGGTCCTCCAGATGGAAAGAGTTCCTGTGAAGCTTTTGCTTGAAACTTTACTGCAGATTCTATTAATAGTGGATGAACTGCTGTACATGCTCCTTCAAAAGGTTCACTAGCATCTTCTAGTTTTAATCCTAATAAGTCAAATCCTCTTTCAAACATAGATTCCCATTCACCTCTGGAATCTTTATCAGATTGAAACTTATCTATTACATCATTTCCAATAGAAGTTAAATCCTGATCATCTAATGTATCAGCAATATTACTATACCATTCTTCTGCTGATACTTCTTCTTCTACTTCTGTAGATTGATCAAGATTAACAATGACTCCCCCATCATCTGCTAATTCAAAAGTTGTTTCAGTATTTTCTGTTTGTTGAA